CCCAGGCCTAGTCGGGAGCGGGGTAACCGCTCATGGCTACCTACACAGTCACCCACAAGTACCTGGTCGACAATTACGCCGTCCTACAACTACTCACCCCCTCAGATGTAGTTGTAGGCGGCGCAATCACCGTCGCAAGCGTTGACGCCACATTCAACGGCTCATACACCGTCTACGCGCTCCCGCAATATTTGTACGTCGGCACCGACACAGAAGGCGACCTGCTATTTGATTATCAGGTACCGATCCAAAACCAGGTGCTGTACGCCAAGACCGCCAGCGATGTCGAGCGGGTCGCAGCATCCGGGACACTTGCATACACACCCGTTTGCACATGGATCACCAGCACCAACATCGAGGACTGGCTAGGGATCGGCACCGCAACCGCAGGCGACGCCGCGTTTTTGACGCAATGCGCCGCAGCTGCCAACCAATTCTGCTACCGACGCCGACAGGAAGCCGGATACATTGACAGCGTTAGCACCAGCCCGTCGAGCGACGTCACCTTAGGCACGATCATGTATGGTGGTGCCTTGTACCGTCAACGCGGCAGCATTGACCAATTCAGTAGCTTTCAATCTATGGGCACAGCCCCGGTCATCGGTCTATCAGGCATGGTAAAGCAGCTGCTCGGGATTGACCGCCCACAGGTGGCCTAATGCCCGTACCCGTCTACACCGACCTGTTCAACGAGGCAATCGACGACCTCACGACCAAATTGCAAAGCATCAGCGGTCTACAAGTTGTCAACGATCCACGCAACATCGTGCCACCATGCGTTCTCATAAACATGCCGTCATTTGACGCATTCAACTACAACATCGCCAAACTTGAATTCGTATTGCAGGTGATCACGCTCGGCCCGGGCAACCTGGACGCAGGCCGATCCCTGCTGAACATGTGCGCTCAGCTAATGGCGGCAAACGTGGCCGTCATCAACGGTCGCCCAACCAACGTGGACATTGGCTCAACCGTCTTGCCCGCCTACGAAATCGTCGTAGCCATGCAAGCCCAAACCAGCTAGGAGACCCTATGTACATCATCGTCAGCCCCCGCATTGGCACACCAGGCGACATTTACGAACCCCAAGAAGGCATCAACGTTGATGCGCTCATTGAGGCCGGGCTTGTATCCACCGACAAACCGAAAAAGTCGTCTAAAGTCAAAGCAGAACCAGTCCAGGAGTAACCCAACATGGCAACCAGCGTCTACCTGTCCAATCCAAGCGTCACGATCAACAGCGTCGATCTCAGCGACCAATGCACCGCCGCGACGATCACCTACACCGTTGAAGCGTTGGAAAACACCGCATTCGGGTCAACCGCTCGCACCTACACAAGCGGCCTCGCCAACAACAGCGTCACCGTCACCCTCTACCAGTCCTACGCTGCGACGGAAACTGAGGCGAGCGTGTACAACCTGGTCGGCACAACGACCACTCTTGTCATCAAGCCATCATCCGGAGCTGTGTCGGCAACCAACCCGTCATACACGCTCACCACGGCCTACCTCGAGAGCCACACCCCAATCAACGCATCGCTCGGCGAACTCTCCACGATCGACTTGACGTTTACGGGTGGCACTCTCGCAAAGGCCACCAGCTAGCCATGTTCTCGCCAGCCCAAACGGGCGGCGCTGAAAACAACCAAAGCAAGCCCGCGCTGGCGGAGCCTTGCCCGACGAAAGGTAACTAATGCGCGTCAAACTCAAAGTCGACCTCAAGGACGGGCGTGAGCCACGCACAATGGTCACAAATATGCTTGCCATTGTCGAGTGGGAGAAAACTGAGAACCGTCGATCCGCGGACGGCAAGGGTATCGGCTTCGTCGATATGTGCTGTTGGGCGTACATCCTGTGCAAGCTCGCTGGCGACAAAGTACCCGGTACCTGGCGTGAATGGGTCGCTGAACATCCCGACATGGAAATCACGCCCATCGAAGAAAATACCGACGAAACCCCTACCATCGCGGCACCTGGCGACGCTCCCTCGCTGAGGTCTTAGTTATGACGGGCTACTGGCCGCCGCAAGTGGAATTTGACACCCGCGATCTCACGACCGTGTTTTATGTGCTTGAACAACAGCAACAACAAAATAAGCGAGGTCGCTGATGGCTGGTCGGCAAATTGGTGGTGGCCCTGGCTTGGACGCAGGCGGCATTGACCCATTCGCCACAAACACGTTGACGGTATTGGGCATCAAAGAAACATTGAAAGAACTCAACAAAGTAGACAAATCTTTACGGCGCGAAATCACCAAACGGTACAAGTCGATCGTGCAGGGCGTCATCGAGGACGCCAAAAGCATGATCCCACTCAATTACCCGTTGCGGAACTGGAAATATGAGTGGAAGCCAGGTCGCACCGCATTGTTGCCATGGGGCGAATACGGCGACCCTAACAATTCGATCCGCGCCAAAATCAACACCAAAAAAACCAAAGAATACGCAGGAGAAGTCGTCAACGTAGGCACGTTTGTGATCCGTTGGGATGACCCGGCAGCCGCCTTATTTGACTTTGCCGAAAACGGTGTAATGGGTCGCAACCTCACTACGAAATATGGCAGCACTAGCCGCGTTATGTGGAAAGCATGGGGCGCAAATCAAACCGACGTACTGCAACGGATGCAAGAACTGGTCAATGACGTACAAAAAGGCGTACAACAGGGAATTGACCGCATCGACGCTACAAAAGTGGGAAAATAGGCCATGGCCGTAGTCATACCCATTGTCTCCGAATTTGACGGCAAAGGCATCAACAAAGCCGTTGCCGAATTTCAGAACCTTGAAGGTGCTGGCGCCAAATCAGCATTCGCGCTCAAAAAGGCAATGTTGCCTGCAGCTGCCGCCGCTGGGGCATTGGCCGCTGGTCTCGGCATGGCCACAAAAGCCGCCGCCGAGGATCAGGCCGCACAAAAAGCCCTTGAAGTGCAGCTAGTCAACTCGACAGGCGCAACCCAAGACCAAATCAAAGAAGTTGAAAAAGCAATCAGCGTCATGTCCAAACAAGGCGCGGTCGCCGATGACGTTTTACGCCCAGCGTTCGCTGCGCTAGTTCGAGGCACAAAAGACATTAGCGAAGCACAGAAACAAATGTCGCTGGTGCTCGATATCAGCCGCGCAACATCCATTGACGCCACCACGGTTGCTGACGCGCTTGCCAAAGCCTATGAAGGCAATTACAAGGCGCTGCGATCACTCACACCCGAGATGGCCAACCTCATCAAAGAGGGCGCCGACCTTGACACGATCATCAACGTGCTTGGCGGCACATTCGGCGGAGCCAACCAGGCATTCACCGAGACCGCTGAGGGCGGCATGGCCAAGCTCAATATTGCCTGGTCGGAAGCCACCGAAGCGATCGGCAGCGCTCTGTTACCGGTGCTTGAAAAACTGATCCCGATCATTACCAAAATGGCGTCATGGGTTGAGGAAAACAGCGGGTTGATTGTCAAACTAGCGTTGGCTGTCGGTGCCTTCTCCGCAGCCATAATCGTGGCCAATGGTGCAATGACCGCTTACAACGCACTAACCGTTGTCACCAAAGCCGCCAATCTTGCCCTCACAGGATCGTTCTACGCAACGAATGGGTCAATCGCCGCGATGAGCGCATCACTTGCCATTGTGACCGTGACTATTGGGGCGCTGTATGAGCTGTACCGCGAAGGCCCACGCGCCATTGCCGAATTCCTGCAACCGTTCAAACAATTCGGTGCCGCAATCGCCAACACCGTCATTTTGGTAGCCAACTCAGTCAACTCAATGGTCAACAGCGTCATCCAAGGCATCAACCTGGTCATCAAAGCCATGAACGTCATTCCGGGCGTCGACATACCCGAAGTGCCATATTTGCAAAACTTGAACTACATCAAGGTCGCTGAATTGCCAGCTATCACCAGCGGCACCACAGGGATCAATATGCGCGAAAAAGAAGGTGGAGTAGTCCTTCCATCATCCGGCGGCGGAACGGTCGCCATAGCGGCTCCTAGTGTGCCTAGCGGTGGCGGTGGTGGCGGCGGGGGCGCATCCGTCCGACAAATCATGGAAGCCCCAAACATGTTGGGGGCAGGCATCGCCAGCAACCCGTTCACATCGAGCGCCCGCAACGCCATGCTGGAAAACATCACCGTCAACGTCAACGGTGGTTTGGCGTCCAGCGCCGAAATCGGGCAGGCCGTGGTTGACTCCATCCGCGCCTACAACCGATCAGCTGGCCCAGCGCGCATTGAGGTCAGCGGGTACGTCTGATGCCCGGCACAGCAATCGTCCAATCAGGAAACTACCTGCTCGAAATTGACGCAGGCTTCCAGATCGACGCATTCACGCTGAACGACAGCACCAAAGGCGTTTTGAATAACACAACGTATGTGCTGAACGGCACCACCCAGTTTGCTGACGTCACCGACGGCACCCTCAACATTTCGGTACGGCGAGGGCGCAAGGATCAGGGCGACCAATTCAGCGCAGGCACCATGACATTCACCCTCAATGACACGCTCGCCGACGGCATCTTCAACCCGTTTGACACATCAAGCCCGTACTACGACGCCAACCAAAGCGTACCCGGCTTGGCACCTATGCGTCGCGTACGTTTGGGCCGCTACAACGCCAGCAACACGCTCGAATACCTGTTCAAAGGTTATGTCGTCAATTACGACTACAACTTTGCCCTGGGCGGGTTGAATACGGTCAGCGTCTATTGCGCTGACGACTTTTATTTGCTGGCACAAACCTACATGGATAGCTACAACGTGTCGCCTGAAACCTCAGGCCAGCGCATTGAAAGCGTGTTGAACCTGCCCGAAGTCGATTACCCGACCGGGCCGACCGCCCGCAACATCTCTACAGGCACCGTCAACTTGGGTCACGACACCGCCTACACCGTCCCCGCTGGCACAAACGTGTTGGCCTACCTCAACCAAATCAACGGCACCTCAGAATTTGGCCGCCTGTTCGTATCGCGCGATGGGGTGCTGACCTTTCAAAATCGTATCGGTGCGACGCTCAGCGGATCGGTCGCCGACTTCAAAGACAACGGCACAGGCGTCAAGTACGACAACGTGGGCATCACGTTTGAGGCTGACAGCGTGGTGAACCGTGCCTATGTGCAAAACCTTGGCGGGTCAAACGCAACCGCCACCGACACCGCTTCAATCGCCACCTATTTTATCCAAACCGAAATCATCACGAATAGTCTGTTGGAAACCAGCGGGTCGCAGCTGTCGGCCGCAGCCACCTACCTGCTCAACGGCGAACCCGAAGCCAGGTACACCGACGTCGCCACCAAATTTGCCATGCTGACCAACGCCCAACGCGACACGGTCGCCACCATTGACATTGGCGACACCATCACCATAGAAAAAACGTTCACCACAGGCACCGGAACAACCAGCCTCGGCCAAGAACTGTCCGTCGAAGGCATCGAGCATTTGATCGACTTCAACACCGGTCATCGCGTCAACGTATTTACCGCACCAACCACAATCGTCTACCAGCTCATCCTGGACGACCCCACCTATGGCGTACTTGACGCCTTGAATGTCTTAGGATAGGAGAAACTATGGGAGCCAACGCACAAACCTCAGTACCCGTTTTCACTAGTGGGCAGGTGTTGACCGCACAACAGCAAACGGAGATCAACACGGGCATACCCGTATTTGCTACGACAACGACCCGTGACGCGGCGTTCGGTGGCACAGGCGAAAAGACGCTTGCCGAAGGCCAATTTGCATACATTGAAGCCACAAATACGACTCAGTACTACGACGGATCAGCATGGCAGACGCTCGGCGCCAGCGGCCTGACGTACATCACGGGCGCGACGTTCAGCGCCGTGTCGAGCGTGTCGTTTGCCAACGGCACATTTTCCAGCACATATCGCAACTACAAAGTGATCTTCAGCATTACATCAGGAACCAACGCACAGACAACGATGATCGGCAGATTACGCGCCAGCGGTACTGACGACACCACCGCAAACTATTCAACCGCGTTCTACGGAATACGACCAACTGCTGTCGCAGTCAATGTCGTCGGGAGCGCACAAACATCGTTCAATCTCGGCTCAACGCGATCAACAACCGTACAGATGCCCAGTTATTCGTTCGACATTTACGCACCCCAAGTAGCCGTCGAAACCCGTCTCTCAGGCACATTCTGGGGAAGCGACACCGCTGGCGCAGACCAGGGTGGATTTGCGGGCGGCGCATATTTCGGGGCCACTACACAATTCGATTCAATGTCTTTCATCGTTGGTGCTGGAACCATCACAGGCGCATATCGCGTCTACGGATACTCGGAGAGTTAGAACATGGCAAACCCACTCACACAAATCGGCGACGAAGTACGCGAAATGACCGACGCTGAACACGCCGAATGGCTCAAACTGGCCGATGATATTGCTCAAGCCGAAGCTGACCGCAAAGCCAAAGAACAGGCCCGTGCCGCCGTCCTTGTCAAACTTGGCCTGACCGCCGACGAAGCCGCCGCACTACTCGGACAATGAGCCGATGGCTGTTGAGATTGTGGTGGCTGTGGTCGGTGGCTGTTTCTCTGTACTCGTTGCGCTCATTTATCGGGGCCAAAAAGAAAACCGTGAAGATCACGGACGGGTACACGAAGCGTTGGGCCGAATAGAACAAAAAATCGACCATCACACGGAGAACCACAAATGAGCAAACACACCAAAGCAATGCTTGCTAGTTACGCTCGATCCGTTATCGCAGCTGTCGTTGCCGTCGTAGCCACAGGCAACACCGACCCGCAAGACCTCGCCAAAGCCGCCGCCGCAGCTCTACTGCCCGTCATCATGCGATGGGCCAATCCCAAAGACGTCGCCTACGGTCGTGGCTGTAGCCAAAGCTAAACTTGGCGTACCAGGCGCCACCGACTACATCGGAAATGCCGACGGGGCATCAAAAGGCCCACGCGCCGGCATGGACGAATGGATCAGGCAAGCCGTCAAATATGCCAACGGCAGTTTGTGGAACAATGGCAGTTGGGGCCAGCGCGACATGAAAGGTCGACCAGGTACGTTGTCAGTACACGCCACCGGACGCGCCGTTGACCTGTCCTACCGCGATATGCCCGATGATCGTGGCAAACCAAACGGACGCCAACTCAGCAAAGTATTCATCGAAGCCTGCGTAGCCAACGCCAACGAACTAGGTCTGCAAATGGTCATCGACTACTGGCCGCAGCCGTTCGGTCGAGCATGGCGATGCGATCGCATGGCCTGGCAGGTCTACCAAAAGCAAACCGTGTCTAGCGCACCCGGTGGCGACTGGTGGCACGTCGAAATCACACCAAAAATGGCAGACAACCCAAACCTCGTCAAAGCCGCATTCCTCAAGGTATTCGAGGGTATTCCCGCATAGGCCCGTCAGATCCCCTAAGGTGGGATCACCGACGAAAGGAACCTAGCCATGACATTGAACCCATTAGCCGCATTAGCCACCCTAGTTACAGCAGTCCTAGGGCTAACGACGCTCCTAGAGGCTCCTAGACCCCTCTCAGGGCAACCTAGCGCCACGACCACACCCGCATCATGGGACGTGTACCCAACCACCACGGTCGGGCAAACCACCGTCACCGAAACCAGCCTGCCCACCACGATCGCCAACTGCGACGACGCCGTCAACCTGGCCCGCCAGGTCGGTTGGCCTGAGGATCAGCTTGACACGCTTGCCGTGGTCATGTTGCGCGAAAGCAACTGCACCCCGACGGCGCACAATGTCAATGATCCGCACGGCGGCTCGTACGGGCTGACACAAATCAACGGCTTTTGGTGCCTGCCAAATGCATCATGGCCGATGGGCTGGCTACAAGTGCAAGGCGTCGGCGTAACCGACTGCTCTGAGCTGTACATACCTGAAGCGAACCTGCGGGCCGCGCTCGCCATCTACAACAACTCCGGGTGGGGGCCGTGGGCTACCACCAAACCGTGACACACCTGTGATAGAACATCCTTACATCGATCCCGACGACACACTCAGCAAGGAGACCCGACAAATGATGGCCGACAACTTTGAGCCGACCTCACCATCAGCAAAACACCTAAAAGCACTCAACGAAATCGTCGACACGATCTTCAACCCGCACAGCGACATCATCCGACGTCTACGCACCATCCGCAACGCGATGAGCTTGTGCGACCCGGAACCGCTGTACGACATTGAGACGATTGATAGGGCGATCCGCGCATTGGAGAACCCACGATGAACTGCACGATTTGCAAAGGTGTCATTGCATGGCCCGACATTCAAGGCCGCACCCATTTCGTGTGTGACGGTCGAGTACCAGCACCCAAAGGCATCACCCCATACGGGCAGGCAATGCAAATCAGCCAGGCGGTCGCAGACGCTCGATGGACACCCGCACAGCAACGCCAAGTCGACGCCGCCATCGACGCCTGCGCCCGCGAGATCGGCTATTTCACCGCTGACGACGTGTGGGCCAAACTCGGTCAACATTTCCCAGTCACCAAAGGGCTTGCTGGTCGGCTCAATGCAGCTGTGCGACGCCGCACCATCGTGAACACCGGCGCCGTACGCCACGCCAATCGTGGCGGCCAGCATGATCACGCCCAACGCCTCACAGTATGGGCAGCCGCATAATGGCATTTGACCTCAGCGAATACGAGACAGTCGAAGACCGTCTAGCCCGCTTTTGGGTCGATCATCCGACTGGGCGTATTGAGACAGCGATGATGGCCTATGACGGCGACAGTTGTGTGTTTCGTGCCGAAATCTATTTTGACGCTAATCAGGCGACACCCACCGCGACTGGCTACGCCGAAGAAACACGAAGCACCAACCCGATGATGCGCGTCTCAATGGTTGAGATAACAGAAACAAGTTCAATTGGACGCGGCCTCGCAAATTGCGGCTATGCGAAGCGCGGCAAAAGGCCATCCCGTGAGGAGATGGCGAAGGTGCAGCGGGCGGGGGCGGGCAACCTTGCGCCCGGATCGGATGCCCCGCCCGTTGCGCCGGAATACATCACCACCGTTGGCGGATCAAAAGCCGCTACCCCTAAGCAGGTCGGCTACATGAAAGCGCTGGCAAAGAAACTGTCGCTTGATGAGGAAGGCCTGTTCAATTATGTGCAACAGGTGTTGGCTAGTGATGCAGCTGTGCCCGAAGCCCTAACGATCGCCGAAGCCAACCGCGTCATTGACGCGCTCAAAAAGGACACGCAATGAGCCTTGACCACGCCGACAAACTAATTGAACTCATTGCCAAAGTGTCTGCGCTTGACATTGAAAAACACGCAAAAGACGAGATCTTGAAGTATCTGCGGTGGGCATTACGCAAAGCCGTCAAGAGTTACTGGTACAGCACCGAAATCAACGTCGACTAGATCGACCATAGACCTAAACCGATCGCACGGTGGATGGATGACACCCGGTAACGGGGGTAGATTGACGCGCCCTAAAACAGCAACACGAAGGTGGCGGGGCAAAGCGTCAAGGCGATGACGTTTAGCAAGTAGCAAGTGGGACGCGGGTAGAGGCAAACCGCGGGGTGGGCATTACACCCGTCTGTGTTCACGTCGATGGCTAAGGTTGATAACAAACAATGCGCAACAAACCTGAACCCGACACAACGCTCGACCCTGCACCCTGGTCAGCAAGCCCCCCCCTGGGGGGCGCAGCTGGATGGGGGGAGCCACGATGAACCGCAAAGAATACAGCTCACCCGGATACCAACAAGCCCGCAAAGCCCTACTCGCCGACAATCCAATCTGCCATTGGTGCCAACGCCGACCCGCAACCGAAGCCGACCACCTCATCGAAGTAGACCGCGAAGGCACACACAACGACGGCCTCGTACCATCATGCAAACCTTGCAACGCAGCACGAGGCGCAACACACCGCAACAAAAAACTTGCGGCCACGAAACTCAATCGCGAAAAAGCGTTGAACGAATTTTTACACGCAAACGCATTTAC